CTGTAAAAAGACAGCAAACTGTGATAAAATAGAAATAATAACACAGGAGGCTGATTTTTTATGGCAAGAAGGAAAAGAGAAACGATGAGTGAGGAAAAGAAAAATATCATAGGAATGCTGCTTGAGGAATACGACATCAAGTCTGCAACTTGAAGATATGAATATGATTTCTGAGGAGGAAGGCGGAAACTTGTATCTCGTAAATGGCAGCTTTACAAAACTCGCTGATGCAGGTGCATTTGCAAATCAAAATTTAGAAAAGGAGGAGAAAACCGAATGAAGAAATTCTGGAACTTTATCCAAAACGAAGATACATCGGAAACAGAGCTTTTGTTTAACGGTCCTATCTCTGAAGATACTTGGTGGGGCGATGAAGTGACACCTGCTTTGTTTCGTGATGAACTCGCAAAAGTCAGCGGAAATCTGACAGTCTGGCTGAATTCACCAGGGGGCGATGTGTTCGCTGCAAGTCAGATTTATTCTATGCTGAAAAGTCATAAAGGCAAGGTTACCGTGAAAATTGATGGCATTGCTGCCTCTGCTGCTTCTGTTGTGGCAATGGCAGGCGATGAAACTTTGATTGCACCGACTGCCCTAATGATGATCCACGACCCCAGCACTTGTGCTATGGGAAACAAGGCAGATATGGAAAAGGCTATTATCCTACTTGATGAAGTCAAAGAGAGTATCATCAATGCCTACGAAACCAAATCTCATCTCAGCAGAAACAAGATTGCCAAACTGATGTCCGATGAAACATGGCTCAATGCGAAAAAGGCTCATGAAATGGGATTTGTGGACGGGATTCTCTTTGCAGAGAAGAAAATGCCTGTTGTTCCCAAAGAGGAAGAACCGGATGAAGAGGAAAAAGAAGATACACTGACTGCAATGACCTATTCAAAGTCAAGGAATCTATCTGCATTCTTATCCAAAGTATCTGCATCAGCAGAACCCGTTACAGGCACACCGATTGACCAGCTTGAAAAAAGACTGGCATTATTGAAATACTAAGGAGGATTTTAACTATGGCTATGACAATTCAGGAACTTAGAGAAAAGAGAAAGAAGGTTTGGGACACTGCACGTGATTTTCTTGACAGCAAGAGAAATGCAAACGGCGTGCTCAGCGAGGAAGATTCCAAAACCTACGATGCAATGGAACAGACCCTTGTTGACCTTGGCAAGGAAATTCAGCGTCTGGAACGACAGGCTGAAATCGAAGCTGAAATGAATAAGGCAACCTCAACACCTGTTCTCGGTAAGCCTGCAACTCCGAATGTAACGGAAAAGACAGGCACGGCAAGCGATGCCTACAAGAAGGCTTTCTGGAACAGCGTCAGAAATCGTAACTGGATCGATGTCCATGATGATTTGCACATTGGTACAGATGCAAAGGGCGGCTATCTTGTTCCGGATGAGTTTGAACGAAAATTGGTGGAAGCGTTGGAGGAAGAGAGCATTTTCCGCCAGATGGCAACCGTTATCAAAACTTCCAACGGCGACCGCAAGATTCCGATTGTGACTTCCAAGGGCGAGGCTGTCTGGATGGACGAGGAACAGCAGTATTCTCTTTCTGATGATACGTTCGGACAGGCATCGCTTTCCGCATATAAGCTTGGTACAGCAATTAAAATTTCAGAAGAACTTTTGAATGATTCTGTTTTTGACCTGCCGTCCTACATTGCAAAGGAGTTCGCAAGAAGAATCGGTTCTAAGGAAGAAGAGGCGTTCTTCGTTGGTGATGGCAAGGGCAAACCGACCGGTATTTTCAATGCTACAGGTGGTGCGGAAGACGGCACTTCCACCACAGGTGCAAGTATTACATTTGATGATGTGATGGAACTTTTCTACTCCCTCAGAAGTCCGTACCGCAAGAAAGCGGTGTGGGTGCTCAATGATTCCACTGTCAAGGCTCTCAGAAAACTGAAGGACAACACAGGAAACTACATCTGGAGTCCGTCTGTGCAGGCAGGTGTTCCGGACACCATTCTCAATCGTCCTTACAAGACATCCAGCTATGTGCCGGAAATCAAGGCAGGCAACAAGTGCATGGCATTCGGCGACTTTAGCTATTACTGGGTGGCTGACAGACAGGGACGTTCTTTCAAGAGACTGAATGAACTCTTTGCCATGACAGGTCAGGTTGGTTTTCTTGCAAGTCAGAGACTTGACGGAAAGCTAATTCTTCCGGAAGCAATCAAGACACTCACCATCAAGAAAGCGTGATGCTATGATTACGCTGAAAGAAGCGAAAAACTATCTGAGAGTGGATTATGAGGAGGACGACAGTCTGATTCAGAATCTGCTTTCTACAGCAAAAAATCTGGTAATGGACGTTGGCAGAATGGACGAATCCGCACTTGCTGAAAATGAAGATACCGTGCGGACTGCGATGCTTTTCGCACTTGGGTATCTTTATGAAAACAGAAGTAATCCTGATTACAAAAAGCTGACCTTAAATCTTCGTTCAATTCTGTTTGCACAGCGAGAGGGCGTGATGTAATGGAAATCGGAACTCTGAATCAGCGAATTACCATTCTGGAACACAGGACTGTTATGGATGAGATCGGAAATCACATCACTAAATGGGAAGAAACATTCTCTCTGTGGGCAAAGGTGACTGTAAAAACTGCAAGTGAAACCACCGAGGCAGGTGTAACTAAAGAAATACAGAAACTTGAATTTCTGGTTCGTCAAAGTCCTGCATCACTGAATATCAACAGCACCAATTTCCGTATTCTTTTCAGGAATAACATCTACAATGTCACCGGAATTACCCCTCTATACGACCACAACAACTACATGAAAATCGAGGGTGAGATAAGAAGGGCAGGTGTTTCCGATGACTT